AAAAAGAAACAACGAATCGTTAAATACATTAACTACCCTATTTCTATTTCTAACAGCTACTAAGTTAACATCAAATAAATCGTATTTTAACTTAGTTATTGTTGGAATTAATCTTTTTAGAACGAAGTTTGTTGTTCGGTTGCTTAATATTGCTTGGCTCATTTTGTAGTGTTATAAATTCTAACAATTCATTCTTTTTATTTTCCCATAAAGTTACACCTTTTTCAATTAAGTAAGGTACTTCTTTAATAGAATCCATTACAACTTGTTTATCCAATTTAATATCACAATTTAGATACCGATTGTTTAACAACGAGGTACAACCATACTTTGTAAATTCAATTGAAGCGTCTAAAATAACATCAACAATTGGAGTTGCGTTATTAGATTTAATCCATTGTAAAGAACCAGCAGTTTCAAGATTTTTAAATTCTTTTTCATAATATCCCGTACCAAATGATAACAAATTAATGTCTTCCAATTTAGCTATATTCTTCTTAATCAAATGGAAGAGTAAGCACAAACTAGGATTATTTGCATAAACTCCACCGTCAATTAAAGTCTTATTAACTGGATAAAAGTAAGTTGGAGCAGTACTAGTAGCTTTTGCAATAGTTGACAGCCTAACATTCTTATACTTATCATTATCAGACTCATACACAACTGGGACTCCAAGCTTAATGTCATAACTTGTAATTAAGATTGGCTTTAAAACTTCACCTAATCTAACATCACCATAAATTTCATCAATAATATTTAACGCGTTTTCTGGATATTTGGGTAATCTATAACCGTCTAAAGACTTAATTTTATATCCCAAAGACCTTTTGAATATAGTATCACAAAGTTTAACATACATTTCTAAAACATCTTTGCTTGCGTAGTTAAGCTTGGGATGAACTAAAGCTGTTGCAATGATTCCCCCCGTAGATGTGCCCGATACATAATCAAACTTATCAATAATCTTTGACTCCAATTCTTTTTCAAAATTAGATAAAGCTGATAAAGTTAATACTCCTCTGATACCACCGCCGTTAATTGCTAATCCTTTCATTATAAATAGGTATAAGAAGCTCGCATTGTCCAACTAAAACTATTACTTAAAATACCATTAGGATAAGTTATAGTAGTTTGAGTATTCAAAGCTGATGATTTAACTTCAACGATCCTTTTAATTGACCATTCGGCTTGTGATTCAACTGCTCCAATGATTGAGCTACCCACAAAAGTTGTAGTTGTAATTGGAAAAGTTGTACCACTAACTACTTCATCAACTCTTAACAATGATAATTGAAGGGTAGGTATAATTGGCCCACCTGAAATTACTTGTAAAAGGTTATTGGATATTCCTTCTTTAATGCTTAATGCTTCTAATAGAGTTATTATTCGTTGTCCAGTGTATTCGGTCATAATATATATAAAAAAAAGAAACAGATAATCTGTTTCTTAAAATACAAAATTTTAATTAAATATAATAAATTTATTTATTATACCATTGCTTTTTGCTCCATTCCTTCCATTGGGGTTTCTTCCATCGGGGCTTCTTCCATTGGAGCTTCGCCACCTTGGATACTTGCCAAAAACATAGACACGCCTTCCATCAACATATTACAGTCTTGTTTTTCCAAACCTTCAGTAAACATCATTACAACTTGCTCCATTACTTGCTCAATAGAAGCACTAGCTTCATCTTGGGGCATACTCATTGCTGGCTCTGATTCCATTCCACCTTCCATATTTATACCTAAGATATTCATTGGAATAAATACTGATTTAGTTACAGTTGTATTAAAATTCATTTCTTTAATTTTTAAATTTAACGATTATTCTTCTTTTGTTTAACTCTAATCATATACATATAGTTTCCAAGTGTTATTAAACTTGGTCTATCTGTTGCAAGCTTTGCTAACTTAATTAGATTAGCTCGTTCATCTCTTGATATTACAAGTTCTGAACCTTCTAATTTGTATTGTACATTCCCGTTTTCATCAAGTAAGTTTGCTTTCATATTATTTTGTTGTTAACTGAAAACTTACAACCTGAATCACAAGTTTTATCGTCTAAGTTCTTAATAGCTAATAAAGTAAGTTTTCCAAGTTCATAAAGATTGTTATCGCTTTTATTTTTAATTTGGCTATTAACTAAATCTTCTATTTTCAAAGCTGTTTCTTTATTAAATATAATTTCTCCAATTTCTACTTCAAACAACTTGTACTTTCTATTATAATTTGTTAACGATTGTGGCACAGCTGGTACACCTTTATCACCCAAATTATTATATTCGCTATGAAGTACACCTTTTGTAATAATACCACCCGCTTTATAAGTTGGAAACCCAAATCCGTTGTTCAAACTCTTTGCCTGGAGATGTTTTAGATTTAATGCTAAACCTTTGTTCTTTTCGTAATTATAAGCATTTGTCTTACGCAACAAATCGTTTTGTTTTAGTTGTTTAATTCTATCGTCATCAGTTTTATCAAAATTCGTAAATCCTAAGTTGCTATCGATCACTCCCCTGAAATTACCTTTTGCTAAAAGAGAACCGGTGTTTATCATTCTTGTTACTTGATTTAAGTTTTTTAAGTGTAATGACATTCCTGATTTAAAACTACCATCATTTGCGGTAACTACTTCTCCAGTAAACTCATCTTTGAAATTGTTTTCTAGTTTCGTCCCAGCTTTCCCAGCTACGTTTAAAACTGCTGCTGCGATTTGACCTTTTGGGCCTAACATAGCCCCAACAGAATCTGTTATTTTAGTACCAATTTCAACATTCTTATTTCCAGAATCAACTTTTGGTTTTCCAATTACATTACCTATCATATTACCAACTATCGGAGCCGCCGCACCAGCAATACTTAAAGCTTTGCTAGGTATTGTACCATCAAGATTTAAATCTTCAATTTTTAAACTAGGTACTTCTTTTATTCCAGTCGGGCTTTTTTTTAGTTTAGAGAATGCTTCCGAAAAGGTTTTACTAGATAACAATTTCATTAAGTCTTCCATTATCCGAATATTTTATCGTTTTCTTCATACATGTTTAACATATCATCAACAGAATATAAAATTGATTTAAATTCTTTGTCTCCCATAAACTTTGACTTTTTATCAAGCTTAATAGAAACTGTTCCTAATAATACATAATCATTTTTAGATTTCGTAATAATTATAGGTTTGTCTATTGTACTATCGGTTATTGGAACTAATAAGGGAAACTTTACAATTTTTGTGATGTTTTCATAAATCACTGTGTTGTACATTGAATATTTAGTATTCTCTAAATCAAACTCAACGTAATCAAGTTCTTTAAACTTATTTAAAGTCTCATAAAAGGGTGATAATGGCTTAGACTGATGTTGATCAATAAAAGACTTGTTTCTATCGCTAACTCGTTCGTAACGTCGTGAGAAGTTTTTAAAACCATAAGAAGTTCCATTATGGAATATATCAATTGTAACATAACATAAGTTGTAAGTGTGTAGTAATTCATCTAATATCTTTGTTACTTTCAAGACATTAGATAACAACCCTCTACCATTCTTAAAGATAGCATCTTTTGTGAGTTGCTTTAATTCATCCTCATGGAGTTGGTTCTGTTTTTTAACTTGTAAATCAAATTGAATATTCTTTAACTTTTCTGAATTAGTAAATCTTGTTAATAAAGACTTGCGTACAAGTTCTAAAAATAAAGATACTATTTTGTTTAGTGAGGTAATTGCTGAAGCTATTACAACTATTAGGACTCCAATAATTTCTTTGTTTTGAATGATTTCTTCCATATTAAAATGATTGTCTTACGAATGAAACTATATTTCTTATAAATAACTCTTGATCAGTATTATAAGTTATTCTTATCTTACAATACTTGTCCCTAATTCTTCTATTGTTTAATCCCCCTCTTGAATCAGAGCTATTTTTAATACACGTTACATATAGTTTGTCTTCTCTATAAACACAATCAAATGCGAAAGTTGAATTTAAAGGATCTGTGTAATATGGAATTGCAGCTTGAGCAACAATATTTCTGGGAAAACTAGTTTGTAAAGATGATTCATTATCATTAGTATACAAAATTGAACTTGGGTAAACATGATTTGATACTATATTAAGATTATCAAATATTAATTGAGTAAATAGGTTTATAGATGCAACAAATTCAATTGTAGTATTTAATTGGGTATCGTAAACAAAATTGTATTTAGGGTTTACATAATGTTCCCAGATATTTCCGGGAGTTAAACCACCAAACGAATAAAAGTCACCCCTAATTGTAAAAGCTTGATTAGGTATAAAAGTTGGCTCATTCTGCCACAATCCGCCTCTAGCTTCATTATAAACAACATGATAAGATAATAGTTCATTATTAATTACAAATCCAACATCAGTCCTATATTTATTGTAATAGCTTTTAATATTATAGAACATTTTGGATTCAGTTTTGTTTATTAATGAATCAGTTGCTTTTTTAATATTTGCTTGAATTTTAAAATCTGAAATTAAATCAAAAGATGATTCAGATAGTTTCCAAACTTTACCATTTGTTACATCAACTCCATATATATAGTTATCACTTTTAATAATTGAAAATTGATTTGTACTACCATAAATAGAACTAATTGTCATTACGTTATTAATTGCTGGAAGAACTCCAACGCTTTCAAAAAATACTTCTCCTGCTGAATCATTTAAACCACCAATTCTTTGATTAATCGGTAATGCAACTAATCCATTTTCAAAAACAACCAATAATAAACTCTCATTGATTTTATTTAACGATATTATTTGTCCGTATTGAGATGTATAATCGCGATAATCAGGTAAATTAAATTGTTGATAGCCATTTGCAAATGAACCGGGAACATGAATATCAGAAAAGTAAACCCTTGTTTTAAAGTTAGATTGTAAAAAAGGAAGTCGATAATTAAACCCAGGTGTAATCAAACCACTTTCATAAGAGCCATACCCAGTATTAAAATTAGTAGTTTCTAAGACTCTTGATAAACGCCAAGGAGATGAACCTAAATAAGTTGATATAGCGGGTGATAAAGAACTTAAATAAGGATAAAAGGATCTAATTGTTTCGGTCACATCTCTAACTTGTTCATGACGAAATGCAACATTATAGTTGCTATCTGAAGCAAAGCTGATAGTTGGTCCAATGTTAATTTGTTGCCAAATATCGTCGTCTACAACTTTAATATCACCGCTGTTATAATACAACCTTCTAAAAACAATAGACACATAATTATCTCCATTATGAGCTTTTAATACTCGTGATGGGTCAAGTATCAAACTCAACATAGAACCGTTAGTCTCAGTCACGTTTGCTTGTGACCAATAAGTATTATGAGAGACTGGTTCGTAAGTTAAGAACTCTGGTAAATGACCGGTAATTTGAATACTTGTTGCTAAAGGGCCTTGGTTGTTATACAAAGCTCCATAAGCAAACCATTCATTGTTTGGTTCATTACCAGTAAACTTAGTTAGATTATGTGTAAAATTATGGTATCTATCATCTGCAACTTTGCTATTTAAGAATATACCCGCATAATCCAATACAACAGTTGGTAATACAACTGAAAAATCAGTAAGTATATAACTTGATACAGATTTAAAAGAAACATAATCGTTATACTTTAAAGGATGCCAAGAATACCTAACTCTATCTTTTATTAAAGCGTTGCCATTTTGAATAGTTGAAGCAGATTGAAATAAAGCTTGACTTGAGAACCCATTTTGACTAGCATTTGAATTAGCTTCTCTTATGAACTCGCTATTTAAAGCTATTGATTGAGTTGGTCCGCGTAATACATTTGTAGAACTAACTTGAGTAACAGTTGTGTATAAACCTGTATCATTTGGTAATTGAGAATATTCGTTTTGTTGACTATTACCATACAAAGAGTTTGTCTTAGAATAAACTTTAAATGATTTATTCTTACCGCTCATCCTATTTGAACTATTAATATTATCAGTTATAAATTCAGGTGAGATAAAAGCAAAACGAGTAAGAGCTTGATTATTAACATAAGCATTAGACGGTGAAGGATAATTCTGTCCAAAGAACTTAACAAGTTCAACGCTTTTTGAATCAAGGTCGGGAGTTCTAGCAATTTCTCCACTTGATGAATCTTTTACTCCCCAAGTACCAGCAGATTCTAATGTGAAATTTGGACTAGGAATCCATTTTGAATTACTATCATCATACCCTCCGTTATCAGCATTATAATCAACTAAACGTTCTTGATTTTCATTTCCTTCACTAGCTGTTCCAACAATCCTATCGTAATCAATATTTGGAATCGCCATAGTATTCATTATAATACCACTTCCTAAAGAATCTTTACGACGCAAACAATTACGATATACTTTAAAACCGTTTGTATTGTCTTGAATATAACTCGGTAATACCGGAAAAGTAAACTTTGCAGCAACTGTTCCAATTGTTCCAGTTTCAAGAATTGGAGCTAATCTGTATCTATCAGGAAATCTATAATACCCAATTGAGTTTTCATAATTATTAAAAGCGTCAAACTCATTTCCAATTGTAAACAAGTTAGTTGCTAAGTTATAAGTTGTATCAGATAAAAGCTCATCGCTTCCCCTCATTGGGAACAAAGGGCTTCGGCTACCGTCTTTCATTATGTATTGAATACAAAACGAATAAGCTTCACCGGGATAATAACCTAGCTTATCATGGACATTTTTAGGATTGTAATATCCACCATCAAAACCATCATTTGTTTGACCATTAGTTAAAGCTGTGTGGATGTCAGCTATTGTTGGATTCTGTCCTACTCCCCTAACCGCAAGTCTTTCTTGCTCATAACTTACTTGCACTTGAGCAGAATAAGTACGCAAATCATTATAGTTTACAGTATTTTGTTTAATATTTCCAATAAACAATCTACCTTGTGCTTCAACTCCTGTACGATATGTATAAACATCAGAATTATTTAAAGACAACGTATCATTTCCAATTGGAGTTGTGTTTTCAAATCCAGTATGATTAATTGATAGTTGTGAATTTCCACTTAATAAGTAAGGAGTTTCAACTTTATAACTTGTAACAATTGGATTAGAACCTGAATCACCACTTGTGTAAGTAAAGTATAATCGTACAGCATAATACGAAAGTGATACGTTTTCAATTGCAATTATATTTGATTTATTTGATTCTTCGTTTACAGAGCCACCAATAATAGAAGCTACTGAATCTCCAATATAAACCGGAATATTGAAACTACTAGCTACTACATCAGTTGATGTACCGTCTTGAGTTTCATATTTAATATAGTATTTGTAAGTCCCAGTTAACAACTTACCGTTGGGAGCTTGAGATATAAAGTTAATCCATTCTAAGCTTCTACTAGTAAGTATTTGAGAAAGTTGAGTTGTCCAAGATTCGTTTGTATAAAAATTAGAACTTGTTGTACTAAACCTATTTACAATTTTATATTGAGTTTCATTATTTAGTTTGTTCAGCAATATTGAGAATCCACTATTAATAATACGTGGACGATTATAATAATCAGTAATAATTATATTTACTGAATCATCATAACTTGCTTGAACAGCAACAATATGAATAGGATCGGTATGACGAAAATTAAAAAAGCTAGAATTAAAATCACCGAACAACGTTCCAGCTGGAGGATTTAAAGGAATATTCAAATCACCTCTATAATTCTTTAGAGGTTTGTAGTTCATTTCCATTTGACCAACCCTAGAACAAGTAGCAACCGATTCGGGTCCTTGACAGTCAACTAAAGTATAAGTATCGTAATTAGGCGATGGGAATGTTCCCAATTCTCCCCTTCCAGTAAATACTCTATTCAATCCTGTTCCAGTAAATTCAGCACTCAATATATAAGCTATTCCGTTAAAGTCTTTAACATCAACGGGAAAGTAGTTTGGTTTAATTGTAGTACTAAAAATTGTACCTTTATCATTCTTTAAAATGATTTCATTTCCCGTATGAGATATAAACGTAACGTTTTGACCTATTGTATAAACATCCAAAGGGGTCATATAAGGGTGAATATCGTTTGATAAACCCCCGTTAAAAATATTGTTTATAACTTGATTTTCGCTGTTTGCCATTATCTATTATTATTTTTTCAATGCCCCTTTCAATTTTAAACCAATACTTTTGTTCAATGTAGGGAGATTTAGTATCTCTTAATTGTGCATAACCTACTTCTTTTACACAAGTAAAAAACAAACCTTCACCTTTATCATTATTAAACGATACAGGAAAGCCCATTTTTAAATAATCATAAATGACTGCCCATGTAATATTTAATATATATGCTATTACCTTGGTTGGAATATACGGAAAATACTTTGAAAGTTTATCAAGATAATCATTAATTCCCAACGTCTCTTCTTCTTGCAAAGCTAGGAGTTCGTCCTTGGTAAGTAACTCCGCTAACGATTTTTTCATTTATTAAATATTGAACTCGTTTATTACACGCAATGTGCCAATAATAATATACTTCCCCTTTAACTAACATCTTTACTGAATATTCTTTGAAACTTAACCTTTTTGATTTGTCCTTAAACCTGTTGTTTTTAATAGTTGTTATGCTTTTACTATCTTCCCCAATATAAATAAAACATGTTTTATATTGAAAGACTTTTCCATTTAATAAATCTTCCATTAACAAAGCAATCATTTTTGTAAATACCCATTGTAAGAATATCCAAAATTGTCTGTACACTTTATAACGGGTAATCTTATAGGGATATAAAAATCTATGATTTATCTTTTCCCTTAAAACATCACAAATATTAAGTGAATGGAGATGAAGATTTAAAATCTTAGTTGATCTTAATTGGTTTACTTGAGTATCCATAGCTTTTTCTATCAGATGAAAAGTTGATATTTGCAAATTGATCCATAAAGTTCTGATTCATTTTACCTTGAACGCGAGCTTGAAGAATCTTTAAGTTCTTATTTTTAGTTGCTAAAGCTATTTGATTGAATGCCAGTTGATTACCTTCATAAACTTTGCGAGAAATATCAATGTAAATCCAATAGTATCCAAGAGCTTCAGCTTCAGCTTCAGTAATTAAAGGCAAATCATTTTCATCTTTCTCATAGCTTTTATAAATAATAGTTACCAAAAGGTTTGGTGCAACAACAATTGAATCACCTTTAGAAACGTATTTTACATAACCGCCTTGTCCATACAAGTTGCTTTGTTCATTATTAATTGATTGAGTAATCCTATCATAAGTAGGGAAAGTTACTGATTCTATTTGTAAAGCGCAATAAGGAAGTTCAATAATCCCATCTTTATCAGATGTAAAATCTTGTTGATAAATAGAATGATGTAAATTACCAATTAACCTTAAACAATTTAAAGCAGTATCCAAATAATCATCTTCATTTGGACTAGGATAAAAAGCTTTAATAGCCGCAATTCCAGCAAAAATAGAAAGCTTTTTTGTTTTGTTTGAGTTTTCTATATCTAAGTTTTTAAAGCTCATTATTCTTTAATTCCCCCGCTAGCGTTTCGTCCCAAAAATCTATAATACCAACTTGCCCAGTTACTTGTAATGTCTTTTATAATATAATCAACAGCACCGGGTGGAACAGGATAAGTAGATGTTTCAGGATTTAAGTTACAACAACTATATTTATTTACATCCATTGGATTCACTAATACTCCCGCAAAACTTATTTTATCAATAATTTCTGTTGGGGGATTAAATAAGAATCCATGAGTAATTCCTTCATGAGACCTTAACACTACATAAGGTCGGTTAATTAAACTTTTATTGCGATACTTGTTGTACATATAATGATTATCGGTATAATAAGCAAAAGGAGTTTGCCTATTTACTGAACCAATATAGCTATTAACAAAAGTATTGGGTAATTCAAAATGCTTAACGTTTTTATTTGTATCGGTATCACAACATAAACTGAATTGTTCGCAATCTAAAGGTATACAATTTATTTCTTGGATTATCCCATTTGTCTTTAAGCTACCTTGAGTCAGCATATTTGTTATATAACTATTTCGCGATGCTAAAACAATATGGGACAATTGTTCAAGTGAAAAGTTCATTCTTGTAGTTGTAGATAATCCAGCTTCTAAGTTATTTCTAACCGCACTTGTTATCTTATTTAAACTCCAGGTTCCTTGATCATTCATAGTTACAAATATGATTTATAAAATTAACAAAAAAAAACCGAACTTAATTAAAGTTCGGTTTTTATAAAAATTATTAAATTATGCGTTTGTAACAAAGTTAACACCTAACGCACCAACACCTGCTTGAAGAATACCTTGTTGATAAACACCGGAAGATGTATAGCTATATTGGGTATCAAGAAATTGGTGAAAGAATCCAGTCAAAGCAGTAGTTGTAAGCATTGATTGACAAGTAGATTCATTAAGGAACAACACAAAACGTGAAGTGTTGTTCATATTTGAATTATTCATTTGACCAACTGAAGGAACAATAGTAGTCATAAAACTTATTTCGGTATACAATTGATTTTGAACAGGAATTTCATCAAAATCAGGGAAGTAAGCCGAGTTGTTACCACCTACAGTTTTGTTACCAAATTCAATAACCGAACCACGACCAACACCACGTACAAAGGCTTGGTTTACAATTGGATTAAACGTTGTAACAACAGAGGAAGGAAGCCCATTATCACCAAGTGCTTTAAAGCCTACAAAGGTTGTACCTTCATCATCAGCTTCAAATACAAGACGAGTAATAGAAGTAGCATTATCAACAGTTGCAAAAGTACCAGTAGTTGGAGCAACAACGTTAATAACTAAATCACGGTTACGAGCATTGCGATCAACAACCATTGAATTGTGCAATTTAGCAAGTACAATTGCAGCGGTATCACCAACTTGCAAGTTTACATTATAAACTACTTTCATTGCAAATTCATACTCAGGACGAGCGAAACGAGCAGCACGTGAAGTAGTTTGGAAATTAAATTCAAAAGACACCCGGGTATTAGCAGCGGGTACAGTACCCACAGTAATTTGAGCACCAGTAGCGGAGTTCAACTCTTGACGGCTACGACGATTTGCCAATCCGCGAACGAGACGAACATTTGAAGTTTGAGGCACACGAAGAGTATGGAAACCTTCCATATTACAAATAGAAGCAGTAGATGCAGGAACAATTGCACCAGCAAGGTTTGTAAAAGAAAGATTCAATTGACTTGGGCTATTGATAACCCGGCGTTTTTCAGGCAATAAAAATTCACTCATATTATAGTTCTATTAGTTAAATAAACAATTTACTATTTATTGAGCCGGCGCTTGTCCTATTGGGTAAGCTCCGGGTACTGGGCGAGTTTGTACTACTTGATTATAAGTAGCGGCTCTTGGATTACTATTTCTTTCTAAAATCATTAGAATCAACAGTTGTCTAATCTTTCTACTTGTTACATCATCAAATTCTAAAACTTGACTTGTATCAACCGCATCATTAATCAATTGTGGTTGCGTCAAATTTATAACTTCAGGAAGCTTTAAATAGTTCATTCTAACTCCAGTTAATTGATAAGGAGAAGTAACTAACAATCCTACGTTTCCATCCATGTGAACTTCAGCATTAAAGTTTGTAGTAGGTGCATCGATAATATCATGGTAGGGCCTGAAATATCTAGGCTTCATAAATGAATCTTGTACCAACGCAACTTTTCTATCAAAATCAAATGGTGAAGAACCAAATTCTTGGACTGTTCCAACTGGGTAACAAGTATCAATAATAGGGCCGTTTACAGTTAAGAATACACTTAACGATTCTAATGAACGATAATCTTGAGGTAAAGGAAATGAAAACACCCCTATACTTGGAGTAGTAAAAGTAGTTATAACTTGATACTTTTTTAAAGCTTTTAAGAAATTAAGATTCCCTTTTCCACTTTGAAAAGTCTCATAAGCATTATTTACAAACTGAAAGATTGCTTCGTTTGCATAGTAATTAAACTCTCTTACATGAAGATTGGGAGATGTTTCTTTGATTACTTCAGTAAAAATACCTTCGTATAATTGTTTACTAGTCATACTTTATTTTAATTGACCCATCATTTGTAAAAACAAATCGTTCTTTTCAACGTTCTTAATATCAGAAGCTTCTTGAATAAAAGCGACAAGACCTTCAAAACTAACACCCAATGAATGTTGACCAAATAAATATTCTTCGCTTAAACCTTTTTTCTTCTTTACTACAATAGACGCTTCTATTAACCGCTTTGCAATATCTTTGTAATCCCTTAATTTATCAGCTAATGTAGTTAAAATCTTCATTGGATCTGATTGAGCTTCTTGAAACAATAAAGCTGTTACTTTACCAAAAGATAAGCCACCTGTATTGAATCCCATTAACCTAGCAATCTTGACCGCCATTTCAAAGTTACAATCTTTGATCGCTTTAAATGCTTCAAACCTTGCATCCCATAATTTGTTGGTGCGTTCTTCACTAGTTGCTTCATCATGGATATACCATTGAACCATTGGGCGAGCGTGACCTTCTTCAAATGATAAAGCTAAGTTTTCATTCTCAACCAACCACCTTAAAACCAAACGGTCTTTCAAATTACCGGTATCAATAGTTACTCCATTATAAACATCAAACTTGCTTAAAACGTTATCAGGATTGGTAGGGTCAACATAAGACTCTCCACCTTCTTTAACTTTCTGACTCAACATTTGCACACCTTTATACCAAGAATTTGATTTATCGGGCCAAGGCTTTGCTGTCCACTTTTTATTGTTTCCGCTATTATAACTTTTAATCGTTATAGTACCACCCTTCATATCCAACAAACTCTTTTTAAGTACATCTCTATCAATAATCATTGTTTTTAAATATTAGTTCCATTAAACAAAATAAAAAGAAAGAGTAGATTAACTACTCTTTCTTGTTTTTACTAAACGTTCTCAGTAATAATTGTAGCAGCATAAGGGTTAGTTACGCGGCAACCAATCCAACCCAACAAAGTTTGGGTAGAATAATCACCAGTGTGGGAAACCAAACCTGATTCACCACCGCTCATCCCACCAATACCAGCGTTACCAGACCTAACAAGTGCACGATTCTTCAAGGTCAACAAGTTAACATTGGGAACAGCACCACCTTCGGTTTGATAAAGACCTGTATCGATAAAGATTGCATAACCACGATCTTGGTAATGGTTAGTCAAAGCTTCGTCAACTACAAAGTTAATTACGTTACCTTCATAGATGTAACTGTTAAGAGTTGCACCTACTGTAATTTCATTAGCCATACGAGCATTCTTAACTTTAGATTTGGTTACTTTATCTTCAAATGACACGTCATCTTTAGTATAGAACCAAGCACCGTTAGGATTCAAAGCAAACACTTTAGATTCCAAAGCACGGTATTTAGCCCGGGCAAAACGACGGTTTACAGCACAAGTAATGTGATTACCAGTAGACTGACCACGACGATCACATACTGATTCAATTGCAGAAATAAAGTCATTAGTTGACAAGTTATTATCTGAATAGTCCACATAATAAGCTTCTTTTTCATATTGAGCAATCAATCCATCACCAGAGATAATATCTTCACCACGGTTGTTTTGGATATACGACCGGTTGGTAGCTGGGTTCATAGAAGACCGACCAAATACAATTGCATTATTCTTTTGGATTTGGAAATCATCAAACAATTTCTGCTCAATAGAATTGAACAAATATACTTTGAAGTCTTTTCCACCCTTCATTGCTTTCTCATAATCAGCTTCTTCCATAAAGTACTGATCTTGAGTTGCCTTCAAATCAGAGCTATAAGATTGGTCAACCCGGATTTTAGTCAAATAGTTTGTATGGGTTTCAGTTTGATACCAAGACTTAGAACTTCCACGTTCAGAAAATTCTTCGTTAGCTTTATACAAGAAACGCAAACGGCTATTAGCCCGAGTATACCGTACATCAAGCCTTTCAGCAGGATTGTTTGTCCACAACTTAACAGTAACCAAAAACTCATTGTCAGAAATACGCTCTGGTTCAGTTACAGCATAAAGTTGTTGAGTATTTGTCAAAGCAAAAATATCACCTTGAGCAAACATCCGGTCATTAACAAACAATTGACCAGTTTCATTAATAGCCAAAGCAGTTGTAAAATCACGACTTACACCAACAGTTGGAATTTGAGAAATATCAAGATTCCACTTGTATTGCCAAGTCATTACTTCTTGTACTTTAGTCATAGACTTTTCATCTTCAACATAAAGATTACCCATTGCTTCAAAAATAGTAGCAAGGCCCATTTTGTGTTGATTCCTCATCCGGTTCAATCCAGGAAGATGTTCAGGATTACGACCCATAAGTTCCATAAAAGAACCAACAGAATACGTTTGATTACTGAACCGAGCAATTGTATTTTTTTGTACTTGTAACATTTCTTAAGTATTATATACCACTAATAATTACCAAACTCTTTTTACTTCATCACTAGTTTTAATCGGAACCATCTTTTTCGTTTCGGTTTTACTTACCGGACGAGTCTTTTCAAATTCTTTTCTTATTTTGGGCAAGGCTAATATTGAAAGAGCAGCTTGTATCTTACCATCGGGAGTATTCAAAAACTTATCAAAATCACCCGACATAATAAACTCTTTTGCTTCTGACTTATCATCCATGTCCAATTCAAAACCATATAAGCCTTTTACGTCATTCAATAAACTAACAGCTTTAGTGTTATCGTCCATTTGCTTGTTTGCAATTTTATTCAATTTCTCTTGCTCTTCTTGTTGTAAAATCTCTTCTAGTTGTTTCTTTACTAAATTGACTTTAGTTTTGTAAGAAGGTAATTGTTTTAACATCTCTAATTCTGTATCCAATTCATCTTCATCCAAATCAGGGTAATCACTTTTTAGTTTAGCCAACATTAAATCATCTTCTGAATAATCATCAAGATTTGTTGGTTTGTTTAAAACGCTTTCTAATTCCCCGTTACGATACATTTCAAGAACTTTCATTTCATTAATGTCTTGTTTTGGAGTATTTACTTTTTCGTTCCATCTAAGCACACTAACTAGTTGAGCATCTGAAAGAGTATCAATATCGTATTCCAATTGATTGTCTTCTTTACCAGTAGTTATTGTTGAAGCTCCAAGCCGTTCTTTAACAAGCTCTGATAAATAGTTTACTATTACTTGATCTTCTTCTTCGTTAACCTTAACAAAACTTGTAAGGTCAAGTTGATCATCTTCAATAATTTGAATATCGTCCATCGTATTATATGTATTCTAAAACAATTAAATTCTTATTTATTATGCTACTCTTAACGTCTTCACAATTCCTATCACACAAGTTCAATTGTTTTTTCATTAAACCTATAAGTCTTGTAGCTATTTCACTTTTACAAATTATATCGCAATTTAATCCAAATTTTGCTAACAACTTGTCATAATCAGTATTTGATAAGCAACTATTAGAATTACAAAGTTTAGTATGTTCAATAAGCTTTAAGATAGCATCAAGTAGAAAATAAGTAAAACTTAAATCTAATTCACAATCCTCTCCCAACAATTGAAGTTGATAAAGCTCGGTGAATTGGTCATACCCAATATCGTTGACCAAAGTTGAAATTTCTTTATTAATCACAGTTGCTTAGACAAGTATCACAATCACGCTCACAAGTATCACAATAGTTCAATAACGCTTCAATAATCTTGTTAACCTTAACAAAATCATTCAATTGATTGGTTATATCAATTTGTGTATAGTTTGTAATAATATTATAAATTTTTAATTTATTCATAAATAATTGATAAATTGCTTGTACGGGAGATATTTTATTTATAAACTTCGTACTACCACAAGCTTTACCACTATTGCACATCAAAGCTTTAAGTAACTTATTATAACATTTATCAATTGAACAACGGTTAACATAAATATTACTATTGCCCAAATATTCAATTTTATAAATACCATCTTTTGTAAACTTATAAATTGATGAACTCAAACTTGCAATCAATAATGTTGTTACCAACGAGTTATTATGAGCAAATCTAATACTTACAATCAAAGGTATATTTGTTAAATTGCTAAACTTTATTTCTTCACACTTACTAGTACAATCTGATTCTAAACTATCACAAGTTGGTTCTATAATTAATTGATTTCCAACTACTAGCCCATAACTTGTATTAGAAGTTCCACAACAATCAGTTATTGCTAAATCAACTCTATAATTACCGTTTGTATTGGGATAAAAATTAAAAGTAGGATTAGTTGTTGTTGAAATCAAAATATAACTATTATTAACAAATTTATAAACTTGCCATTCATAGCTCAAAGTCAAACAATTACATACTGCCGCAATGATAGGAGACAATACATATTGAGTATTAACAACATATTGCTTTAATAACGGTAACGATACTTGCAAATTGTTATTAGTAAAATCATTTGTACTATGGTCAACATCAATCTGAAGCGTTTTACCACTAGTTGTTTGAATTGTTGAGCCTTGTACACTTGTGTTTATAACAAAAACAATTGTATCAAAGGTAAGGGTAAGTAAACCCACATTCTTTATAATTGTAACTTTGGCCAAATTACCAAGTTCTTGATAAAAAACGGGTACACTTTTATCAAATATTATCATACATCAATTTCTTATAAGCCGTTAAACGATTTTGTTTTTCTTCAAATGTATACAAATCCAATTTGTTGCAAGTAAATACTTTTGATTCGCTCACATATAGTATTATGTTCTTATCAGTCCTAAAGGGAATCTTAATTTCATCAACCTTTTTAACCTTTTTAATTCCACATCTTTCTTTCAAACTTTTCAACCTCAATTTAGTAACTCTTATTTCTTCTGTATTATCACTATTCACTAATATATCATTATATTCTTTTAACTTAATTTCATTTTTGCTATCTCGTTGAACTTTTTCTTGATTTCTCCTAGTTTGGTAACGGGGAGATAACGAGTTCCATTTTTCACCATCAAACTTGTATTTCTTTTCTCTCATTATCGATTGAAATTTATTTTATCATTATACGGAGACGCATCAATTGTTTGGGCTATTTCAGCTTCAAGTTTCTTAACTTCTATAGACTGTTCAGCTTGACCCTTTTCTTTCAAGTAACTAAGTTTCTCATCTTCAAATCTTTGATTAATCATCATTTGTTCTCTCCTAAGCTTTAAGTCTTCAGTCAAGTTCTTTTCTTGAAGTCCCCCAAGAGATTGGATAATTTGTTCTTGTTCTTTTAACTTTGCGTTAAGCTGTTCCAATTGTTTTTGAGCTTCTTGAAGTTGATTGATTGCTTGCTCTTCTTGTTTATCAAAAGCTTGAGTTAAAGTAAGCGAACGTTTTGTAATTGAGTTGCTCATTAAAACTTTATAAGCAGAAGGTAAATCCAAAGATGATTGTTGTAATGCAACTTTTACCAATTCATCACCCATTAACAACTTCTTATTATCATTTTGAGAATCAGAAACAAATATATTAAAATCACAAAGACTCATTTTTTCTGATTCAAATGTAAATATCTTATGATTAATAGTATCAGGGATTAAGTAACTAAAAACAGTATCTTCTTTATAGCTTATCCTAGCCATATTAATAACAGAAGCTAGAGTACGCTTTATAAGTTCACCATTCAAAAAATATAAATCTTTATTGTTAATTTCCCCTTGTTGGATAGCCATAGTAGAAACAGTCTTACCATCACGCTCTTCCATATTCCCCATTGATTGACGAGTTAAGCCAACAGTATTAAGAGCTTGAGTTTCAAGTATTTCTAAATACGCCATAAACGATTGAAGCATTTGACCTTCTAAGTTTGAAGGATAACTGCCATAATTATTAAATGGAGTTGCCTCATTACCTTCTTGACTCAATGATATTACAAGTGGCATACCATTTTTCATATAACCAGCAGTCTTGTTCAACCTTTCAACCATTGAATCACCTAAATCTTGATTAAGATGTTCAGCAACAATATATGTTCCACCGGGACGAGCCGAATGAAAAAGATTGTTTAATTGAAAATGGGTAATATCATACAAATCTTGAATAGATTTTGTATCAAATATTAAAGATGACTTTTGTGGATTGTTACGACCTTTGTACAAACAACCATCATAAGTCAAAGTTGTTGCATAAGGATTTTGTAAAGTACGAGGGGGATATTTAACGCGACCATAACCAAAATAAATACCGTCTCCAATTTCAATTTTATAACCTTCATAAAGGTTTTGAATAAACCTATTTTCAGACTTTACAGGATTTGGTTCAGTTAGTTTTAAATCATCAATTGGAGCTTTCATCTTATCGGTAGCAATCCATTCTACATGGAGAACCGATATTAAATTATCCCGTTTTCTTTCTAAACTCATATTATAAACAGTATCCGTATAATTATTACCCTCATAAAGATCATGAGCAAGTACTTCATTATAACTAGATATACTATCTCCAATATTATGCTTTCTCAGCAACTCCAATTCTTTTTCTTCAATTAAAGAACCGTATTGCAATATAATATCACTTACTGAAAGAAACTCCCGATAAACAACGCGATGTTGTTCATTCAACCAAAGCTTATCACCGTGATAGTCTTTATAAATATGCTCGGGATTTATCAACTTAGTAATAGGATCTTTATTGAGTTCCCTAATATAAGTACGTCTATATTGACCCCCAACAACACATAAATCTTGTAAATTTAAATTAAAGAGTTGTTTAAGGTTATGAGATTGAATATAGTATTCCATATAATCTTGAGCCGTTATTTCAAAATCAGCTTGCCAATTTCCCGAATACTTTTTACCAAGCTCTTTTGTAAGTTTCTCTTTCCACTCTTTTGAGTTTTCACCTTCAATTGCTTCTTTCACTTCATCCAACATCATCAAGCGTTTTTGCTCAAGCTTTAAATTAAGACCTTCCTTGTTTTGACAAGTAATTAAATAATCAAGCTTATTGTTCAATTGATTGTTTACCAAAGATTTAACAATTCTTCCCATTAAAGGAATAAAAGGAATCTTCATTGGATGGGCAATTCCATAATTATCAACCAAGTGTTGATACTCCCGATCGTTTCTACGACCATTATAAATATTGTAACAAAGTGTTTCAAATTGTTTTGAATCGTTATTTACCAATTCTGCAATATGATGTTTGCAAGAATCAATTAAATAATTTTCATCCAATTTGTTTTTTACGTTATCGTCGGGTCTCATAAATATTGATTGGTTCGTCTATCATAAGTTTTATTTATATTAGATTCTTCTTTGTTTTTAACAAAAGATTTCTGTTGATAAGATATACTTCCATCAGAGTTTGTGACCCAAGCAAAAGATTCTATCTTTTTGTTTTTATCATTCTTTGGTTTTGGTTGCAGCTTATACAAATCAGCTTCATAACATTCCACCATTCCAATAGCAGCAACCAAGTCAAATTTTGTTTTATCAACATATCTATACTTTGCTAATTGACTTAGAATATCCACAAACATAATCCTATCTACACAATCTTTTATATATTCTTTAATTAAATCTATATAAAACATTATAATTGGTTGAGTTGCCCTTAATCCGTACCTAGCTTTGTTAGCTCTATAATCTTTTATTGTTGCTCCCGGAGAATCAGGCTCTTTTACCAAGTAATTAATAAAGTTGTTGGTCTTCATATACATAATAAAAGAAAGTTTGGTGTATTCAACCAATGCTTTTGCATTATAATACAGCAACAACAAACTAGCTTGTTCGTAAACATCATTAACATCCTTTGTCCTATCCTTAATAAAAGCAACATAAGATGAATTATAAGGACTCATCAAATCATTTGGATCAGTACGTTGCTTTACAACACAAGCAAAATCAGATTTCGCTTGAGACTCATATTTAACTTCCGCTGAATCACTTGAACCTTGGTCAATTGAGTCAACTCCCGCAATAAACAAATTAGTAATAGTTACTTTGTCCAATTCAACTTGGTGAGAACCATTAACAATAGTTGCCCAAGTAGGATGCTTATAAATATGAACCTTTCCAAAAGGAGACTTTCTAAATTCAACTCCAATAATCTTATTGCTTGAGTTTTTCAAAGGAAACAACGTTCCTTTCTCAATAGTAGGCTTTATAAAACCAGATTCAATTGAAATAAGTTGCCTTGCCAACTTAGCACTATCAAATTCATTACCACTTGACTTTATTAGAGCCTCACTAATGGTAAACGGTTGGTCAGCAAAAGCAGTTAAGGCATCCTCATTGCTTTGCCCACTCAATATCTGCTTTCTTTTCTCTTTGAGCTTCTTAATGTTAGCAATCCTATTTGGAACACCGTCTTCATCAAGGTCTATAATATCATAAGCTGGGACAAACCAACCTACCCCACTATTTGGCGCATAATAATCTTCAGAGTTCTTATCAATTATAAACTCTAAAGGGTCAATTGGTAAATTAAAGAGAGCTTCGTCATCTTGTACAACATCTTCCCAAACATTCTTAAACTTTACCATATTAAAGCCTTGAGGATTATATATAATCTTCTTTAAGCCCTCTACATCAGCATCATTCGTATTACTTGTACCCCACGCATACATATTACCCACAACAACACCTTGAGGTTCAACAACAGGTTGGGCAATGTTTAAACATTTTATTAGAAACTTTATCTTTCCTGATTCCTCAAAATACAGACTATTCCCAGCTTTACCAGCAGCATCAGTTGGTTTCACCAAAGCTATTCCTTGCACTAAGCCACCAGTCTTTTTAATTTGTTTGGTCTTCAATCCATTTTTGTACTTATAAATAATAAGGCCCGCTTCACGTTGCATTTCATTCAAAGAATCTTTCAACATAAAGTTCTTTGTAAAAAAGTTGTCCGTTGCGATGTTCATAAAGTCCATTGCATTAAAGCACTTGTTCATAATACCATTTAAATTCAAGTCTTCTTTGCTATTAGCAAGATAAAAACTCCTTTTAAAAATAGGTTGACCAAGAGTATCATAATCTACAATACAAGTATCCCTTGCACCAGCAGCCGCAAACTTTTCTGAATAACCACAACGCCTAACCTTAATAGCACAAAAATGTTGTCCCATCTTTTGTAGATACTCAACAATCCTATAAAATTGAAAGTCAATAAACCAAAACTTGGGGAAACCCGTAG